CGCCGGCGCTGTCACGCTGCTGGATTTCGCCAAGTCGCTCGATCCCGATGGCAAGACCGCCACCGTCGTCGAGCTGCTCACGCAGACCAACGCCATGTTGCCCGACATGCCGTGGATCGAGGGCAACCTCCCCACCGGACACCGCACGACCGTTCGCACCGGCCTGCCCACCGTGGTGTGGCGCCAGCTCTACGGCGGCGTGCCCCCGAGCAAGAGCACCCGTGCGCAGGTCGATGACGCCTGCGGCATGCTCGAAGCCCGCTCCGAAGTGGACGTCGACCTGCTGGCCCTGAACGGCAACGGCGCCGCGTTCCGTCTGTCGGAGGCCAGCGGTTTCCTCGAGGCCATGAACCAGGCCATGATTTCCGCGATGCTCTACAACGACACCGCGGTCAACCCCGAGCGTCCGTTCGGTCTGGCCCCGCGCTACTCCAGCCTGTCGGCCAGCAATGGCCGCAACATCCTGGACGCCGGCGGTTCGAGCACCGACAACACGTCCGTCTGGCTGGTGTGCTGGGGCGCCGACACCGTTCACGGTATCTTCCCCAAGGGGTCGAAGGCCGGCGTCGAGCACAAGGACCTGGGCGAGATCGACGCGTTCGACGGCTCCAACAACCGCTACCGCGCGATGGCCGACGTGTGGAAGTGGAAGTGTGGCCTGTCGCTGCGCGATTGGCGCTACGCCGTCCGCATCGCCAACGTCGACATCTCCGACCTGGTGGGCGTGACCGGCACGCAGGCCCTGGCCGCCCGCACCAACATCATCTACCAGATGATGCTGGCCATGAACCAGATCCCGTTCATGGGCAAGGGCACGCCGGTGTTCTACGCCAACCGCAAGGTGAAGGCGTACTTGCAGATGATGGCTCTCGACAAGTCGTCCAACGTCATGGGCATCCAGCAGGCCGCCGGCCAGTTCGGCAAGCCGGGCGTGGCGTCTGTCGACGGTGACCTGACCTTCTTCGGCGTCCCCGTTCGCACGGTCGACGGTCTCCTGGAGACCGAGGCCCGCGTGGTCTAACGCGCAAACTCAGGAGTACGAAACCATGATTCTCGATTCGCAACTGTCCCTGAGCGCCGCGCAGTCCATCGCCGCGTCCGCCGGCGACGTGGTGTCCACCAACATCTACGACACGGGCGCCACGGCGGACGTCGGCATCGGCCAGGACCTGTACCTGGTGATCCAGACGGTGGCCGCGGTCACCTCGGGCGGCTCGGCCACGGTGCAATTCGTGCTGCAGACGGACGACAACTCGTCGTTCTCGTCGGCGCGCGAATTCCTGCTGACCGGTGCCGTCGCGCTGGCCTCGCTGACGGCGAACACGGTCCAGTACCGTGGCCGCCTGCCGATCGGCCTCGAGCGCTACATCCGCGTGGTGTACCGCATCGCCACGGCCACGACCACGGCCGGCACCGCGACCGCGTTCCTGGTCCACGACCTGCAGCACGCGCCGCCGGCCGCGACGACCGTCCCGTCCGTGAAGTAACGGGAGGGTCTGAACGATGAAGAAGATCGGTCAGGCCCGCGCGCTGGCGCAGGGCTACTACCCCGTCAACGACGCCGGCGTCTGCCGGCTGATCGAGGAGGGCGAGACCTTCACCCTCTACGAGGGGCAGGACAAGGGCAAGTGGTTCGAGCGCATCGACGAGCCCAAGCCCGCGAAGGCTGCCAAGGCGAAGGACGAGCCCCTGGCCTGACCGGCCGGGCCGCAACCAGAAGGGCCCCCACGCGGGGCCCTTTTTCCAGGAGCCAACCGATGGCGAGCCCCGTCGAGATCAGCAACATGGCGTTGGCCAACCTCGGCGCCGAGAACCTGGTGTCGAGCATCGACCCGCCCGACGGCAGCGTCGAGGCCGGCTACTGCGCGACCTTCTACCCGCTCGCGCGCACCGTCGCGCTGGAGGCGGCCAAGCCCGCGTTTGCGATCACCCGCGCCACGCTGGCGCAGACCACCAACCCGACCACGCGCTGGGCCTACGCCTACACGCGCCCGTCCGATTGCTTGAAGCCCTTGCGGATCCCGCCGCCGACCTCGGCGCTGTTCAACGAGGACGAGACGCCGGTGCAGGGGCTGGACCTGGAGACCGCGCCCTTCGAACTGGAGGGCCAGCTCATCCTCACGGACCAGGCCGACGCCGTGCTGGTCTACGTCTTCGACCAAGATGACACGACGCGGTGGACGCCGCTGTTCACCGACGCCGTGGCCGCCACGCTGGCGGGCTACCTCGCCGGGCCGCTGATCAAGGGCCGTGAGGGCGCGCGCCTCGGCCAGCAGTGGAGGCAGCAGGGCTACCAGCTCGGCGCCGCTGCCGCAGCGTCGATCGCCAACGCGACCGACGAGCCGGCCCGATTCACGACCCCCGCACTGCTGGCGCGTCGATGAAAACCCTACATCGCAGCTTCGCGGCCGGCGAGATCAGCCCCGAGCTCTACGGCCGCGTCGATCTCGTCAAGTACCAGACGGGTCTTGCGCGGTGCGAGAACTTCATGATCCTGCCGCACGGGCCCGCCGCGCGCCGGCCCGGGCTGCGGTACATCGCGGAGGCGCGTGACAGCACGCGGGCGGTGCGCCTGCTGCCGTTCGCGTTCAGCGCGTCGCAGACCGTGGTGCTGGAGTTCGGCCACCAGTACGCCCGCTTCCACGTGGGTGGGCAGGCTGTGCTGGAGACCGCGGTCGGCATCTCGTCGATCGTCGGCAACGCGGTGACCACCAGCAGCGCGCACGGGTTCTCGACGGGCGACGACGTTTTCATCGGCACGCGGTTCCACCGCATCACGGTGACGGGCGGGAGCGCGTTCACGACCGCCGACCGCTGGGGGCTCGCGACCACGGCGTCGGGGGTCACGGCCTCGCGCGTCTATACGCTGTCCACGCCCTACGTCGACACGGACCTGTTCGACCTGCACATCGCGCAGGACAACGACATCCTGACGATCGTGCACCCCAACTATCAGGCGCGCGAACTGCGCCGCCTGGCGGCGGCCAACTGGACGCTGACGGTCATCAGCTTCACGGCGCCGGCCGGCCCAGCCTTGGCGCCGACGGCCACGCCCACGACGGCCACGGGGGGCACCGGCGTGGACAACGCCTATGCCTACACCGTCACCGGCGCGGACGGGGTGGAGTCGCTGCCGTCACCGACCACCGCCGGGGTCACCAACCCGCTGCAGCTTGCCGGCAACTACAACACGATCTCGTGGCCCTCGGTGGCCGGCGCCCAGCGCTACACGGTCTACAAGCTGCGCGGCGGCGTGCTGGGCTACATGGGCAGCACGACAGGCACCAGCCTGCGCGACGACAACATCGTGCCCGACACGACCCAAGCCCCACCCGAGTCGGTCTACACGCTCAACGCCACGGGCGCGGAGTACCCGGCCGCGGTCACCTACCACGAACAGCGTCGGTGGTTCGCGGGCATGGCCGGCGACCCGCAGAGCATCACCGCCACGCGCACCGGGACGCAGAGCAACCTGACCAGCAGCGTGCCGGTGCGCGACGACGACGCGATGGAGTTCCGCCTGGCCAGCCGCCAGCAGAACGCCATCCGCCACCTGCTGCCGCTGTCGGACCTGATCGCCATGACCGTGGCCGGTGAGTTCAGGATCTACAGCGACGGCGCGCCGGCGGTGACGCCCACGAGCCTGACGGTCAAGCCCCAGGGCTACAGCGGCGCGAGCAACGTGCAACCGGCGCTGACCAACGGGTCGATCCTCTACGTGCAGTCGCAGGGCTCGCGCGTGCGCGAGATGGCCTACAACTGGCAGAGCAACGCCTACGCGTCGATCGACCTGTCGATCATGGCGCCGCAACTTTTCGCCGGCTACACCGTCGTCGACATGGCCTACAGCCGCGCACCGGTGCCCACACTGTGGGGTGTGCGCTCGGACGGCGTGCTGCTGGGCATGACCTACGTGCCCGAGCAGCAGGTCTATGCCTGGCACCGGCACGCCACGACCAACGGCGCGGCGGAGTCCGTGACGGTGGTCAGCGAAGCGCTGGAGGACGCGCTCTACGTGCTCGTGCGCAGGACCATCAGTGGGCGCACCGTGCGCTACCTCGAGCGCCTGGAGACGCAGCACTTCTCGGCGCAGGCCGACGCGTTCTTCGTCGATGCGGGCCTGACCTACCGCGGCCTGCCCGCCACCACGATCACCGGGCTGTGGCACCTGAACGGCCAGACCGTGCAGATCCTGGCCGACGGCGCCGAGGTGTCTGACCAGGTCGTGACGAACGGCACCGTCACGCTGACAGAGGCCGCGTCCGTCGTGCACATCGGGCTCGGCTACGCGTCCGACCTGATGACGCTGCCCCTCGCGCTGGAAGGCGTGGCCGCAGCGGGGCAGGGCCGGTTCAAGAACGTGAACAGCGTGGCCATGCGCGTGACGCAGTCGAGCCTGGTGTCGGCCGGCCCGAGCTTCGACCGGCTGACCGACTACCCCGCGCGTCAGGTGAGCGACCCCTACGGCTCGCCGCCGGCGCTGCGCACCGGTGAGTTCCGTTTCGCCATCGGCCCGAGCTGGAACAGCGACGGCAGCGTGTGCGTGCGCCAGGCGCGGCCGGTGCCTCTCACCGTGCTGTCGATGGCGCTCGATGTCGCAACGGGCGGGTAGAAACGACAACGCCACCCGAAGGTGGCGTTTTGCTGTCAGGTCGGGGCGGTTTAGCGCTTCATGGCGTTCTCCGGTTGGGCGTTTTGCTGTTTGCTTTGCGGTAGCGCGGGTTGCGAACCTACAATTTAGCAAATGGCAAAGCCCCCTGTCAACATCCGCCCGGTAGCCCCGGGCGACGTCGGCCGCGCGCATGTGGACGGCCACGTGGT